GTGTCACATGCCTCAAAAAAACTCCCCTCTGGCCCTCTGTGGGCTTCCTAGCCGTCCTATTGAATGCATTGGTCTTGGCTTGATGACATGACTTACACAATGGTTGAACGTTGTCGATGGTGTTGGTGCCACCTGCTGCCAGTTCGATGATGTGGTCCACATCTGTTGCTCGATCCCCACACATTAAGCAAGCCCTGCCCCATACCCTGAAGCATGCAGCCCTAAGGTTACGCCACTCGGTAGTGGTTCCCTGGCTATGCGCTCTACTCATTCCCACTCACTATGTTGTAAGCATCCATCAATCCTCGTTCGTACTTGTAATTGGCTGGATGTATGTCCAAGATCATGTCCGTTAGTTTGTCTAGCCTTTGTTTGTATGTTTCCTCGATGATGCTGGCTAATGTCTTGGCATCACTGATCTCTTGCTGAAGTTTGCTGTGGTCTTTGATTACATGCTCAACCATTGCCACATACTCAAGCAAATCATCGTGCTTCACTTGCACCCATCGTGTCATTCTTTAATGTTATTACTTTTCTAGTCATTCTCACCGGCTTGGCTAGTGGGCAGGGAATGGCATTGTTTCAGCCATCCTCACCGTATGTGGAAGCGGTTTTGGTCATGGGTCTTTCGACAATCGCGCCATGTGCCTTATTGCTTTGTGTTGTAGTGCCAGGCGATTCGTTTTGACACCGGCTAATAAGGCTCACCCTGCTTGTGTTTGCTGGGTTTTACATGGTTTATCTCCATGTCAAGTTACGCCCTCGAACGGCGGTTCAACCGATTGATTAGTCGGTCAGTAGTTATACTCTTACCTAGAGTGTTGAGGCTCACGATGCTAGCATCGAAGCGAACGGCACGTCATCACATCTCTCGTTGTTGGCGTGTCGTTTGTTTTTATATCAGGTCTGCTGGGCCTAACTTTTCGTAAAACTTTTCCCAGTTACCACAACAGTGTGTAACCCACATGCGCTCATTGCTATCAGGGTCCACGCCAAAGTCCACCGGTTCAAGTATCCGCGCACAATTCGGACATGCTTGAGGCAAGTTTTGTGCAGCCAGGTAATGTCCCTTGATCTTGCCCGCAATGCTCGCCCATACGTCATCACTGTTTAAAGGTTGTTTCATAATTCCCTCAAGTACCTTTTCTATCTCATCCACGATTTGCCCATTTTTCACAAAAGCCACATGGTTTGCCTATGTATACCCATCCGCCGCATCCGCAACGCATGACATCTGATTCAGTCATTGAATAGTTTCCCTTGCTCTTGTACTTGGCCACCGCGCCATACTGCAAGCATTCTGCGATGACTTGACTTGCGATCGGCTGGTCTTTCACCACATCGCCAAATCATGCCGGATCGTGCAACTGTGTTAAAGGCTGCGCCAATGACTTTGCCTGATCCAGTTGGTGCGCCAATCTCATTAACAACATCCTCTGCTGTGAAAGGTCTGCCAGTGCGGGCCATCTGCTGAATACAAATGACGGCTTCATTGTGCCAATTCAATTGTGAGTCTTTGGCCAGAGTAATTCCCTCGGCTTTGCCCATTAATCCTTGATGTCTACAAATGGCGCAATACTTAGGTGCATCAGCCCCATGCTCGCAAATCATGACCTATCCCAGATTGCTTCACATCTAACAGATGCGCCCTTGTCACAACAAATCCAACCGGAGTAAGGTGTGCCATCTTTCTTTAGGCCGGTCTTGCGTTCCATGTGTCCATGAGCGCACACGGGACCTGAGGATTCTTTGATTGCTTTTGGCTCATCGGCTAATGCCCAAGGATCAACCTCTTTTGGCGCAACACGATCAGCCTTTGTCATTTCGGATGTGCTTGGGCGTGAGCCTTTTTTAGACATTCCAAGTGTGGCCAAGGCTCTACCAATTGCCGACGTGCTGCAATTTTCGATAAAAGATGCCCTGTTAACTGGTGTGCTGCCTAAAATTTCCTCGGCAAAATCAACTGCATCAGGCTTACCACTGGTCTTGTCTTTCCACACTCTCGCTCTGATGATTACTTGCTTGAGTTGTCCTTCTGGGTTGTGACCCTGATAAACAATGTCAGTTGAAATACGACCATTGGGATGTGATTCCCAAAACCGATGAATGCGCGTGTCTACATCCTCATAGTTTGATAAATCAAAAGCCATTAGATTTTCCACCCATCCTTGACCATCTGTTGTTCGATGTTGTCAATGTTGTTAGCCCAACGCCAATAGCGGATTGATTCCTCACGGCGTTTTTGTTGTTGGTGATTATTCTCTACGGCCACACCGACAAGTGTGCCAATTACAAAGAATGCACAAAATCCGATGAATGTTAGTAGTCCCATGCCCTGTTTCTCTTTTCTATTTGTCGAGTTCGCTGGCTTTGTATCGCTTAACGCCGCCGATTCGCTTAGGCTTCAATGCCCCTGACTTTTCCCACCTGATAAGTGTGCGTTCGCTTACCCGTAGTTTGTCTGCTGCCTCTTTGGCTGTTAGATACTTTTCCATCTGCCCTCTTTCCTTAGTGACATAGTATGACAATAGGTGACAAGGTGTCAACCCTACTCATCCGGCGTGTCGTTATCGCGTAAAGGCAGGGTTATTAACCACACCAATACCCCCACGATAATCAGCAGCCCTGTAACTTTCTTTGCCGATCCATCGAGGGTGAAATACGCGATTAGTAGGCCTACATAGGTGTAAGTATCGGCTGTAATTGCCTCAACATACTTTCGTAGCCATTTAATCATTTCACTCTCCTTATAGATGCTGCTATCTGACCAACTAGGACTGCACCTACGACAACGCCTTGAGATTCCTCACGTTGCTGTGGTGTCATGTCCGAGCCGACATTCATTATGGCCTCGGCGGCCTTTGCCAACTGCTCAACGCCAGGCAAATCCGTTAAAAGCGGTGGTAGTTCAATTACGATTGGTGGTGCCGGCGCAAGGGCTGGCGGTACAGGTGCAAGGGGTGGTGGCGGTGAGGCTGCGGCAGGTGGTTCGGGTGCTGGGGCAGGTGGCTCTGGCGGTGGCGTTGGTTCTGGTTCTGGTGTTTGTCCTGGTGTCGGTTCTGACGGCAGTTGTGTTGGCTCTACTGGCGCAAGGCTTGGTGGTGTAGGTGTTGGACTTGGTTCAGGCATTTGTGTTGGTGGTGGCTCTGGTGTGGGTTCTGGTGATGGTTCGGGAGTTGGTGTAGGCGATGGCTCTAAAGTTGGTTCGATCGATGGCTCGGGACTTGGCTCGATGCTGGCTTCTGGTGTTGGCTCTGGGGTCGCTGATGGCGATGGTGTGGGTGATGGCGTTGGCACAATCCCTGCGTAATAACCAAGTGGGCTATCTGCTGGCAAGGTGTCGGCGATGTAAGTGGTGTAAGGCTGGGCATAACCACCCTCACAATAAAGCCTTGGGATGTAACCCTTACCATCAAAAAACTGGTTTGAGTTATCCCAACCAATCTGAAACTCTCGCTGATTCCCTTGTGGGTCAGCGCAAGTAACAGTTGTAAGTGCCTGTTCGGCGAACGCATTGGGCGTGTGCAATAGCATCGTGAACCCTACGATGAAAGCGACCAACGCCACTCTCAAAGATTTGTGCATTTACCGTTTGGAATCCTTAGCAGACTTACCGGCTGTGATTGCCTGGTCCATTTCGGCTTGAGTCAACTTGCCGTCATCGATTAATCCCTTAGCAGTTTCGCGTAGGACTACAACCAACGGCAACAAGGCAGCCATCAATGCACCCTTGATTGGCTCAATGCCAACGCCAGCAGATAGGCCAAATGTTGCCAAGCCCTCGTAGGCGATAAGCGCGACCACGCGCACAAAAAATGTCTTGTATTTTTTCATGCTCCCAAAACGCCCTTAGGATCAATAGGTGTGCCATCGCTCCAACGAGGTTTTGTTCTCAGTTCAAAGTGTAAATGTGGCCCAGTTGAATTCCCGGAATTGCCGGATTCACCAATAATTTGCCCCTTGGTAACTGTCGCACCTGGCTTGATTCGCACTTTGTTTAGGTGTGCGTAGATGATCCAACCCTCGGAACATTTTTGAACGACTTGATTGCCGTAAGCCTTGCCCCAGTTGGCGTTTTCAATTTTGCCATCTACTGCTGCTAGGACTGGAGTTCCAATTGGTACTGCAAAATCTACTCCGGTGTGCTTTCCTGAGGACCAATGTTTTCCCACCTTGGCCCAAGGTGTACTAATTTTGCCATTCTTAATTGGTAAGGCCATCAAACTCAACTCCCTCTGGGTCTGGTCTTTCATCTGTTGCCGTCAAAGTTTCTTTACAACCGCCGCACATGGCAGTTTCGGGATTGCCCAAAAAGTTGTAAACAACGTCTTTATTTGCACAACCATCTGCTTCACATTTAAAAGTAACCATTTTACTGCCCCTCGTACGCGCAGGAAATAAACATCTGTTTTCCATTATTCCATGTAAAAGGAATGGTTGCTGATAAATCACTATTTGTTAAATAAGTACTGGCAGCGTTAAAAACGACTGGTCTTAAATAAGCGATATTGCCAACAAATACATTAGTGCCATAAAACAATGATGAATAATAATTAGCGTTTCCAAACGATTGTCCAAATGCATAACCAACAGCAGACAGACTGACAGGTAGTGAAATATCTACTGGCCCTGTCATTGTTGAAGTTGTACCAAAAGTGACTACACCTCTAATATGTACAATTTTGCCTATTTTTGCATATCTAAAAGTAACCGTTCCATTACCCAACGACATTCCACTTAATGTTGGTGTGTATGGAGTCCATGTTAATAAGCCATTGCCCGTACTTGTATCTATGGCATTTCCAAGATCGCGCATAGCGCTTGCACCTAATTTGAAAGCGTCAGAATCGTTTGGAGTTGGCCATGAATTGTTGGTAGTTGTTGCCATTACTCATTCACATCCAAACGAACATAAGCACTTAATGACGCAGGAATTGAATTTGAATTTGTCCATTGAATGATTATTCCATCCAAAATGATATAACCCTCGATAAATCCAAGTTCTATTAATTGTTCATGTAATTCTTTGCTAGTCATTATGCTGTTCCGATATCTACTATTGAAATACAACCTGCAATGCCACCAGTATTAGATGCAACGCAACCATTGGTATTTGGTGCAATTCTGACCGTTGGAATGAAAGCAGTTGTTCCTATTTGAGTTCCGCTCATTACCAATGTTTTTGAAAATGGGACTGAACTTCCAACCGCCATTCCCTCAACGAAAGAAGTGTCAATATCTGAACTTGTTCCACGACTCAAAATCACCTGAATCGCACCAGCATTTGTAGACTTGTAAAGGTTTCCAACAGTGTAGGTGACTTGGTACAAGCGACCTGCCGTTCCTGTGAAACTTGGTGCTGTAAACATTGTCGCAGTTCCAGTGCTTGCGATTACAAGATTGGCGGTTGTGTTATAAGTGTAAACCTGTTTGCCATAACCTGTTAAAGACAATTGAGTAGATAAAGTTGAATCGATGGCATTTGCCGTAGTTCTAGCGGCTGCCGCGCCCTGATAAACATAATCAGTGTCATCGGGTGTTTCCCACCCATAGATTGGTGTATTGGCCATTATGTCGCATTCTCCCAAGTCACGGTATTAGTATACGTTGCCCAAGTGGTTGTTTGTGGAACTTGTAACCAAACTTGTCGGCTGTATGTTTCGGCGTATTCTGATAAATAGAGAGTCAAATCAGCCGTGTACCTGGTCAAATTCCATGACCAGCCCTCGACAAATGATTTTAATTCCCCACCCATAACCGGTGGCAAATCATCGCAGGTGATGTATAGACCGTTATACACGGCTGCCATTTGATCCCGTGTGGCATCGCTGACAGTTGGTGAGTGCAAAGGTACTGTAATTTGGGTTGGGTATACTCGGGCAAATGCTCTGGATTTAACATAATCGGTAGCCTGTTGCTGAGCATCACTTAAAGTTTTTAAGGTAGTCGTTTTGCTTCCAACCAAAACACCATAAAGTTGCTGGCTTAATACGTTTTCATCTGCGGCAGTACCGCTTGCATAAAGCACATCTACATAGTTGTAAATTTCACCCCATTTTGCATCAACATTTAGGCCATTAGCAAGTATGTCATCGGCAGTTAATGCATAAGGAGTTGCAAAGGCTCTGGCGGCGTAGTCATCATAATAGATTGAACCATCAGCCGACTCCCACAAAACTCCACGCCCAGAATTGGCCGCATCTTGTGCCAATGACAATGCGTTTTGTTCTCCATCAATGTATGCCACAAGCGTGTATTGTCCTGGAGTGTCTACATCAGCCGGTAAACCTGCTACTAAGGTTGCTGCTTCTGCATCGTATTCAGTCCAAGATATTCCATCTGGTGCGCCAGTCCAACTTGTCAGACCTACAAGATCAGCCCAAGTTGTTGTGAAAGCCTGACTCAAAATGTTAAATACCCTGGTGCCGTCTTTTTCCTCTGCGTAGGTTGCGCCGGATAATCTTTTGTTTAATTGGGCAAGTGGTCCCAGGGCTGTAATCGAATAGCGAGCCACTGAACCATCTGCGCCATAAGCATCGAATGACACCACAATGTCAGAAATTGTGCCTGTAAAAATTGTTGCTGTACCTGATGTGCCTTTATCAATCGAAACTTCAATTTTATCCGACAACTCAATGTCCAATGGCGAATTGCCATCTGTCCAAAAGTAAATACTGGCGTAGCCTGGTGATGGCTGTTCCAGTACATCTCGGCGGCCGTAATTAATCTGAATGCTTGACAACGTGTTTTCAGGGATAGTTGTTGAGCCGTTGATTGTCACAGTTGGGAATGGATCATAAGTTGTCATAACTGACTACCAGCAAAATCTAGTGCGCCAGTTCGCCTGGTTGAATTTTGCATCAAACGCTCAATGCTTCTGCGAGCAGATTCGGCATCAACAATGCCATTTAGGTTGATAGTTACTCCACCGCCGCCATTGTCTTTACGAATTGAGCCTGACATACCTGCTGGCACAAATAATTCCGGACCAAATTCACCAACCCGCGTAACCTGGTTGCCCATGACTGGACCACCGGCAGCATTGCTCTTAGGCTTGCTTGGGTTCAATAAGCCTGGGAACATTCCGCCTGGACCCCATTGGCCAAATAGGAATTGACCCGCGCCAGTTTTTTTGAAGTCGCTAAATCCCTTGCCGGCTTTGCTCAAGTTCTCTAATCCAGTTGCAATGGAGTTAATGCCATCAGCAAGGTTTTGTAAGGCAGTTGCCCCATCTGCTGACTCTGAACCATTTAATACTGCAAATAATTGTGAAAAACTTTTAGCGGCGTTACGCATTGCCAAGCCAAGATTGTAAGCACCAGCACCCTGGCCATCATAAGTTCCGGCCAGTTCTCTGGCTCTTTCGGACAGACTTTCAGGGTCTTTACCAGCCAAAGCGGCTGCAACATAGTTTGCCTGGGTCACAACATCTTTCATCACTGGCAAAAGACTCTGACCCATAGTTGTCTTTAAGTTTTCCAGTTGCGCATTAAGAATCTTTTGTTGCGCTGCTAGGCCCTCGGATGTGCGGTTAAAGTCACCCTGGGCATCTCCAGTCTGATCTAGAATTGCCTGGTATCTGGCAAGTACCTTTGATGTTTCAGTAAGTTGGTTTTTCTTATCGCGCTCTAAAGTTTCGCCAGTGCGGTTTTCATAATTAAGGGCGGCTTGGTCCAATGCTGCTGCTGAAATTAATACACCGTACTTGCGGATTGGCTCTGCCTCGCCTCGCATTGCTGAACCAATAGCAGCGATGGCATCCTCGGCTCTAGTGTTATAGAAAGATGCCAAATCAGATGCAAGTGTTACTGATGTTTTGCTAAATTTGGATAAATCTTTGCCAGTTAAACCAGCATTTTTACCAAGCACCGCAAATGTTGACGCTGCTCCCATTGCTTCTTTTTGGCTAAGTCCAAGGGATTTGTCAGCAGTCTGGGCAAACGCTTTGATTTCTTTAGCAGTATCGCCAAAGATGATTTCTGTTTTGCTTAATTCTTCATTTAAATCGCTGGCAGCCTTTACACTATCTATGCCAATTTTAATAGCCATTGCCCCAGCGGCAACACCAGCGGCAGCAAAAGATGCTGCCATCGCCTTTGAGTATTTACCAACGCCATCGCTGAAATTCTTTGTGCCTTTTTCGGCTTTGTCCATTCCATTAAGAAACTTTTGGACATCGGCGAGCAGCGATAGTTTGAGAGTCCGTGTATCAGCCATTATGAGTTCCTCGCCCAATTGTCCATTACTTTATTGCAAGCCGCGAACCATCGTCTTTTGATTTCTGGTTGCATTGCCTTAAGTGTTGGGAATATCCAATAACCAGTATTGCCGCGACCCTCTCGGGATGTTCTAGGCGGAAATCTGTAACCACCATTTGGAAACGCGCTTCTATTGCCAAATGCGTTGCGATCGCCACCAAATTCATTACCAAATAAGATTTGGCCAGCATTTGCCCCACCTGATGCACGACCCTTTGATCCACCAACATAAACAGTTGGCACACGGTCACGCGCTGGTCTTACAGTGGCGGCGGCAATTGCAGCCTGTTTTGGATAAAAGGGATGAGCATAGCCGGCCTGTTTAATGCCTTGTGCTGTCCAGGCACTAATGCTGTAAACATCCTCTTTTAAGGCGTATTGCGCTTCTTTATCCATTTGATTAAGTGCTTTAAGCAATCCACGATAATCAGTAAGATCAGGCCGGATTGTCATGGTTGTTCTTGTATTAGCCATGTCCGTTCCTTTCTCTTATCAGCGTGATCGCTGTGTTTATGTCTGCGAGCGACCAATCCAAAAGATCACCTAAGGGAATGCCGGTAGATACTGCGATCCTGACCAGCGCATCCCTTAATTCTCTTTTGGGTTTTCCTCAACCACCTCAAAGGTTTCAAACTCATTAGTAACCCAGGCTTGCTGGCTTGGCATTTTTGTATGACCTGCTGATTTTGCTGCTTTGTAAAGCATGCAGGTAATCACATCCAATGAACCCTGGCTCATCTTTTCGGCTGCCTGGCTGACTGTATAACCGAGTTCACGTTCAATCTCGATCCACAACCAAGCGGAATCGTCGCTCACTATGTAGTTATTGCCCTGTTTTGTAGTAATTGTGTATTGCATAATGGTTGCCCTGTTCTACTTGTTACGCTCTTGTGACCGTTCCATCCTCAACAACAAAACTGAGGCTGGTAGTTAATACGTCAGTAGCCGCGCCACCAACGGTTGGAAATACTGGGAATACGTTACCAGTGAATGTATCGCCGTTTACATCAAATGAGAATGCCAATGATGTGTCCGGTGCGCTGTTCGCTGCATCCCATAGTGCGCTAATGATTCCGGCTGATGCTGAATCGTCAAGGTATAGTTCCACGTTTAGTGTGGCAGTCTTGTCTACGGTCTTGTAGGCGCGACCTGATAAAACTTCTAAAACCTGTTGGTTGTTTTCGCGTTCAAGTGTGACGGTTGATGCTTGGTCTGCGTATGACACCGAGTTGATGCTCAGAGTCAGATTCCGACCAGTGATGTATGTTGCTGGCATGACTTGCCTTTCCTAGTTGGTTGTGACCATCTCGATGTTGAGTTGGCTGATAAGCATGTCGGCGTTTCCGATCTGCTGAACTGACGGTTGCGACCAACCACCCAAAAACGAAATGTTATTAGATAGTAAATCGGTTACCGACAAAATTAGAGTTTCCAAGTTTGCCAAAGCCGCTTGGTTGTCGGCTGCATTAACAATGCAAGTAATGTCAAAGCGAACACTAATCCGTGAACCACCAATGGCACTTATTGTCATGTAAGGCGCACCAGGTACAAGCACGATGGCTGGGGGAGTAATGTTCTCATTTGGGTACGAGTAAACCACGCGGCCGGCCTGTTGCAAGGTTGTGGCCAGTGCGTTACGCAATGTAACCAGGTTAGCCATTAGCCGACCATTCCCCTGGTATCCATCCACTTACCTAGCAAACCTGAAACACGGGTAAACAATGAACGGCCAAGACGGTAAGGCGCTGGGCTTTGGAAGTCCACACCCTGCTGTCCTAATGTGCCAGTGCGAGTGATCCAAATGTCACATGCAATTGCAAGGCAAGCCTCACGGATTTCTGGCACAGTTGAAAAATCAATGTATTGCGTAGCGGTAACTGTTCCATAAGGAACGATGCCATGCTTTGGATAGTCGGAACCAGTGCCAGCAAATGACATTGAATACTCGGTGACTTTAGTAATTTCTTTTGTGCCGTTAAAGTTTGCGCCACTATTAGCAATTACAACTGATTGACCAACATAAACATCATGTGGCCGATCTGTGTAGATAGTGTTTACCAAGTTTGTACGGCTGTGAGCAATTACGCCCCATTGGTTTTTTGTAAGTAAAGACAAAAGAATGTTTTCGGCTGCATCGGCACATTCCTGGACTAATGCATCTGCGTAAATGTCACCAATACCTAAAACGGCTTTTAACTCGCTTAGTGTGATTAGTGCCATTTCATACTCCTAAAAATTGGTAAGTGTGTGGGGGACACAGGGCCGCATCCCCCACACTTCTAACTAACTTTGACCTTAGGTCAAGTTAAAGCGACGAACGCCACCAGCGACTAAAACGCCTACTGCGAGATAACCGTAGAGCATTGTTTCAATCTCTCCACTGGTTACTACGTTAGTACTCATTCTCAGCACAGGGCTTTCGTAAATTGCAACAGATGATGGAGTCACAATGAATGCTGATTCATCAATTGTTGTTGCTACTGCGTTTGGATCTACATACAGATCAAGTCCAAGCACGTTGCCGCGTAGGGACTGTGGTCCAGCCTGTCCACCATTGTTTTGTGGGTTGTAGGCGTTGTAGATTGGGCGACCGGTTGTGTCGGTTGCACCCATCAACAATGACCACTGGGATGTACCAGCGATGTATGCGCTTGGAAGTTCGCCAGTTGCTAGGTAAGCGGCTGGGGCTTCTGTTGAAACGTAGGAAATGATGCCAGCGGATGTTGCTGCTGTTGCGGTTGCTTGTGTGCCACCTGCTGTAAGGGCTGCAATAACTGCTGCATCTGTTGCCTTGTTGTAGGCGCGTGTCATGTTGTCGACCATTGCCTGGAAGAAATCTGGGCTTGAACGCTCAAGAAGTTCTACCGAGTAACGTTGCATTCCTGCAAACTTGTTGACATCTAGGTTGACGTATGAGGATACGATACCTGTTTCGGATGGTGCTGCACCTTCGTTGGTATCTGCAACAGTTCCGCTAGTTGTGATTTTTGGATGGCTGATAACCATGCCGGATGCTGTGATGGCGCGTGAGCCAATTGCATCGATGGCTGGGCGTGAGCCAATTGATGTGTCAATAACGCTGTTTACATACTGAACTGGCGTGAACGCTGGGTTAGTTGTGAACGAGTCATCGGCTGCCATAACATACTGGGCTGAATCATGGTTGCCCATTTTGGCCTTGATGCTGTGTTCCAGGTATGAAGCCTGGCTGTTAATTGGTGAACGCGGCTTTGCGTACGCCACTGGTGCTGCGGCCTGAACAACCGCTGCTGCGGTCACTTCATCTGCCACTGGTGCGGTTGTTTCTTCCACTGTATTCTCCTGTGGGTTTTCCTCAGCAGGGATTTCTGCTTCGGTGGTTTCTGGGGTTTCTTCTGCTTCTGTTGCTGCAACGCTTGCGATGGTTGCATCTTTGAAAGCAGGATTGGTCACATGGGCAACGGCTTCTAGCAAACTTGAACTGACAACCATGACACCCTTTTCGATGGTGTACTCATTAACCTTGGCTTCAATGCTAAATGCCGGGCGCAATCCCTCGGCGGCTTCGACTAGTGCATCATTGCCAGCGTTAGTTGGCGCAATCTTAAATGCCATCGAGATTCCTGCTGGAGTTACCTCTAATGAATGGCCGATGCCTCGCCCGATTGGTCGGGTGCGATCACCTTCGGTCCAGATATTTC